ACAATCGCCTTTGCGTTCCTCAATCCTCATCAGCGTCATCTATCTTCTCACCACAAAAAGGCTTTCGTGGAAGAACACGCTTCACTAAACAGGCACAAAGTTTTGCGTTCATTTAACCATCTCCTTTAACTCTCTACGCAACTTCGCTCGCTGAGGCGGTGTCATTCCACCGAAAACACCCCAACGATCATCAGTGTCCTCTAACACAATAACCATATCTAAACATTCTTGACGCACCGAACAATTAGCGCAGATCGCTAACGCTTCATCGTAACGATGCTCATTCAAAGTTCTATGATCGGGGAAGAATACGCTACCTTTTTTCCCACGACACGCTGCGCTCTCAGACCAATGTTCACGACTCACTAAAAAACCTCGCAATCAAATCGTTTACTTCACCGAACTTCAAAACTGCTTCACGCAAATCATCTAACGATTTACGATCAGTGCCGTCAAAAACTACGACCTTTCTAGCGCAGTCAATTAAGACACCGATCGCAAACTCGTAAGCCATCTGTAATTCTTCAGAAGGGTTGCTCATCAGTTGCTTTCTTTCGTAAACCCATCAAATGCTTGATGAGATCTGAACCCTCTTTGGTTGTAAGCGTGTTTAGATTTGCTTTGTCAAACAGTTGCTTCAAGATCGCACTGATATCTCCATCAACAACTTCTTTTGCTAACGATGACACCAAACCCTTCTGCTTGTCTGATATCAGGCTGCCGATCTTCGCCGTAGATTTCTGCGGAGTAGAGAACGCTTGTTCTATTTGCTCGTCACTCAACGCTTCCTGATGGCTGCTTTTAGGTTGAACATTTGATGGGTGTGCCTGTTTACTCTTTTCAGCCTCTACTTGACTCATCGGATAACTCGTATAGACGCTGCTGACATTGTTGCGTGGTGCTTCCCAATCTTGTTTAGACCAAAGCGACAAGCAGATGCCGAAGCGCATCGCTGCGTTTCGCAAGAAGTCTCCAACAAGTTCCTTGTCTAAGTCGGGCTTATCTGAACGAACCGAACCGACACCGACAAGCGATTTGCCTAACAATGTAAGCGTTGCCCACATAGTTGCCACGCCGTTCGCTTCGTGTATTGCTGGTCTGCCATCAACCCAAGCGACAGGCTGCCAATTCCACATCGGGTCAATTTCAATCAATATGCGAGTAATCTCTGCGTGGCTGACATACGCAAGATTGATTCCGTTGCGTGGAATCGTTCCTACGATCTTCGGATCTGGAGTGGCATATTGTTCCAGCACCGCTTTTAACATTACTGCTTCTGTTTCATTACTCATTTCTTTGCCTTCTCTCTGTGTGTTCTCATCACACGATATGGATTACCTTGCTTTTCATATTGCTTAACTAACTCTGGGTGATCGGCACGAAGCCTCGCTATATCTAACGCCTTCTTGCCTGCCTGCTGAGTCCACGAAACAATCTTCTGCCCATTAAACATACCGATCTCGTTATTCAACATCATCTGAGCAAGAGCGTCTTTTAGCCTCGCTTCAGCATCGCTTGCCTCTTTAGAAGTCGCTCGTGCTTTCTCAAGATCTATCACTAGTTGCGCTGCTACCGCATCTAGTTCAACCATAGTTGGTGTCGCTCGGAATATCCGAGCAATATCATCTGCACTAAAGTTATTGATCTCGTCAAATGGTGGCGTATTGTTATCAACCCAATCACCGAATACTTCTGCTTCTAATCGCAGAGCGTCAATCGCTACCTCGTTTCTAGGTAACTCAACCACACTGATTTTCAAATCACGATCAAGCACCGAGAACCAAACAGGACAATCAAGCACCGCCTGCTGCGCCCAACCCTGCCAACACCATTCCGTAGGCAAATCGTTCTGATCGTAAATTGAATAGCGTGTAGTCGTCTTTGCTTCCACTATGACGCTTGGCGATTCCCAATGATCTACACCGTCAAGAGAAACAGACAATCTGTTGCTGCGGTAAATCCATTCAGGCGTAAAAAACGACATACCTAATTCTTCTGACGCTGCTTCTAGCAACGGCTTCTCTAGAAGATTGCCACGCCTAAAGATCGCTGACTCTGCCTGCTCTTGAGGCTCGTTAAGTTTGTCTGCGAACAACTCTGCTCTCGTCTTATAAGGCGAAGCGTTCATCAGCGCAGGGATATCGGAAGCCCCGAATACGCACTTACCTTGACTATCTCGCCATCTAGTCAGTAGCCATTCTTTGCTTCCGTGTTTCGGTTTCGGTATTCTCTCCATCTCTGTCCTTCTTTCGTTATTGGTTTATGTTGATCTGATTATTACTTAAGGGTGTTACACAGTTGTTTGTGAATCGTTAAAGCCTTCAAGCATTGCGATATCACTAATTAAAATATCGGTTTCATCTAACCGATCTTTAACTTCGTTCCATCTTTCAATCGTCATCATCGTTTCAGTTAAGCCGATAATCGTTCCCTCATATTCTTTCTCATCTTTCGTAGTAATGAGAAAGTAATCACCGATCTTTATTTGTTGATGTTTCATCAGATTTCCCCATCGCAATCTTGTAATACTTTCTTTGATTCTTTGTAAGCCTTCTTCTGTGCTTTTTCATTAGCAACACGAATCTCATTTAACTCATCAGCACCATCAAAATAAAAATCAACATTGTTGATTGCGAGAAAGTGTTTAACACCAGTCTCGTCTTTAATGCCAATCTTCCAAGTGTCAAAACGATCAGCCTCTTCAGCAACCCAGAACACGATGCCGATTGTTCCGATTGGAACTTTTCGCCCACGATAAACCTTGACTGTTTGACCAACAACAATTTTGCCATCTGCTATATCTTGGGCATTACGCTTTGCTTGTTCATCTTTAACACTTTGAAGTTGTGCTTGATATGCTGCTGCCTCTTCGGGTGTTGCTTTGCAATAATGTGGCATCTTCCAGCCACCTCTACCAAACTCATATTCTTGTGAAACATTAACGGCTAGATATCGTTTGCCATTTCGGTTTGTATCCCAATAACATTCATCACCACATTTGTTGCATCTGACGATTTTGTTTTCCATCTAGTCCTCCTCTTGAACTATCGGGCGTTTACCCGATACCTCCATTATAGTCTCGCCTCTACGAACAACGCCAATCTATTTAAGCCTTATCTTGTAAGCCTTTTAAGGCTTCTCGTCTATCGCCGCATTCGGAAGCAACCAATCAATCCTGTCCTCAGCCTGCCCCTGAATAATGTAATCAACCGAATAACCCCAAGTGCTGACCTTCGCAAAAGAGATCTCGCAACCCCAACGCCTCTGCCAGATATCTCGCAGGCAGTGATAGAACTCTCGTGAGTGAACATCTCTCGCACCGTTCCTAATTATCGGAGGAACTGCACAGTGACAAAGTTCGTGCGCTAACACTTCCCACACTCGCTGACTACGAGACACGCTTTGAGTCCGATCAACATTCACCTGTATGCGATTCGCCCAAGACTCGGCGTGTCCATACTGTCTGCCACGATTCTGTCCTCTCGCAATCACGATCTGCGGAAGTCGCTTGCCTTTGTGATACGGCTGCATCAAAGCCCAAATGCGTTCCGCCTCTTTCCGAATCATCTTCGCTCGTATCTCATCAACACGCTGCTGTTGTTTCTTCGGCTTCAACTTCTTTGCGATACGAACACGCTTTGCTTTTCGCTTCTGCCGAACTACAGCCGTGCGCTTCTCTCTCTGCTTCTCTAACGAAGGCGCTAACCGATCTACTAGCCTGCCTGACTTCGCCGAGCAAGGCAGACAGTATCGCCGCACATCATTCCTTCGTGGCTTTATCGGTGCCAATAGCCCGTCATTGCAGATCGGGCATTTCCATCTCGCCTGTTTACTCATAGTCCTCCTCTTGAACTTTGATTGTTGTCTAGTTTATTTCTTTGTTGGTGTAACCATCTTCACTTGACGATGCTTATTCGCACAAGTCGGCTTACCACTTAACTTGATATGTGTAATGATCTGGTTTGCACAACTTGTGCAAATCCATTTCTGATTTACTCTCATTAGTCCTCCTCTTGACTAATCGGATTATTGATCCGATATATACATTCTAGCAGATACAAAAAATTGTAAAATCCAAAAACATCAAAAACAACAAAACTGCCTAAGTCAAATAAGGCTCAAAAAAAATCTTAAAAAAATTTTCACGCATTTTTCACTCACAAAACTTTTCTAAAAAAAACGAGGAGTTGCCCCAACATTTCTGCTGAGGCAACTCAACTCGTATGCGCAGGCGGAGAAGGAGAACGCCTCGCACAACTTTTCAGATTACTTGATTACGCCCACTATTTGCATCGGCACACAAAACCTTCATAGACCTGATCATTTCTACAGGCACAGCCAAAATATGGTCGCACTCATCACCCGTCAAACTCTGAGCCAACACAATATGTTTCGGTTTCGCATCAGGCAACAAGAAACCGACACTCTCAACCACAGCAGGCTCAACATCAATATCAGCAACATCAATCCAAGTATCGGCAACCGAATGGGCATCGTGCCAAACAACCAGCACAACAGTTCCCATACCTCACCAGCCTTCCTTCTTGCGATCTAAACAAAACACAGGTGCTTGGATCGTTATGTTTCTTTCAGGCGTAACAATCGCTAATGCTTGTTGTGGTTGTTCGTGACCGAAACCCATCAACATCGCATACTCGTCAAAACCTTTCAGGCTGCCGTTCACAATCATTGACGGCGTAGAAATATATTGATGCCAATGACCAAGCCACAAAGTTTGAAACGATTTACCTGTAGCCAAATATCGTGCCTGCTTTCTTGCTCGCATACGCATAATCGGAGGATAGATACCGCCGATGCCACCGCCACCAGATACTTGATCGCCGTGAGTAATCAAATGCCCGTGATCGTAAATCTTTATTAACGCATCAGCAGATTCAGGGATATCAAACGACACTCTCTTATCAAGCCTGAAGTGTCGTTCAACCATTTTCGCTAACAGATAATCAAAATTGGTTTTCACCCGTTGCTTCATACGGGGTTTGCGAGTCATTCGCCCGTGATTACCGACCACGCTAACCACATAACATTTCTTGAACTCGTCAGTCAATAGTTGTATCGCAGCAGCAACCTGCTCAGACCAAAACAGCAACGAACCAATCATTGTGTCCTCATTAGTCAAAGCAAGTTCCTCGTGAATGTCACCAGTGAAAATGTCGCCACCAAGAATCACTACAACACCGTCATATGAAACACCCGACAAATAATGTCTAGAAAGTTTCACAACATTCTGCGCCCACTTTTCTAGACGCATAACAGCGATCTCACGGTTATAACAATTCAAACCTTCCATCTCGTGCAAGTTCACTACTTCGTCAAAGTGTGTATCGCTTAACATAACAACCAATGTTGCTGCCGATCTTTTCGGTTTCGCTGGTGCAAGCCAAGACGGAGGCGAAATGCTCACACCTTCAGCGTGTTCAACAATCGCCAAACATTTCTCAACCTGCTCAAGTTGCTCAGTCAGTCGTGCGTTCTGATTAGCGAAACTATCTCGCTGCCTGCGTAAACGAATCAAATCAGTTTCGGCAGCAGCCTCGTTACCTATCTCGTCTTTAAGACTCATACAAGCCTCTGTAGCGTTGCACGGCTGTTCGTGTTACATCAAAACCTTTATTGCGTAACACTCGTGCGATAACTGACGGCGAAATACTGTGATCGCTTATTGCGTCAAGTAGGTCTGCTGCGTCTTGTTTGTTTAACTTTTCTAGAATTAAATCAATTTTGCGTGGCGGTTTGCCTGTGCGAATTGGTGTTTGTTTAATTTCTTTTAGCAGTTTTCCCATTAGTTGTTCCTTCTGCGTGTTGGTCTAAATGTTTCTCTAACTTGTCATCTACCCTGTTCACCGTCTTGAATATCATTCGCAACTGTTGTTGAACAATGGCGTGATCTTGACGGTTTTCAATCGCTGCTTCTCTCGCTTCCTTCTTAAACAACTGCATTAACCCGACAATAATTACGCCAATCGTGCTGATCAGCGCAACAACAATGGTAGCGAAAGCGTCAGACATTATGCGACAGGCTTTAATGCTTGAGCGAACGCTTCACGCATCGCATCAGGGTTATCAGCCATCGCTGGCGAAATCTCGGCGTGAAACCAATCACCCATAGGCGCACCAGTAATGGTCTTTGTGTTGTAGATAGTCCACGAACTGCGATCGCATCGCCAACCTCTGCCGTGTGGCATCGGGAAGTAATCCAAGATGGCTTCAAGTCCGAAAGCGTCAGCGTTCTTCACAAGAAAATCCATCGCTTCCATCGCTTGCTTTCTTCCGCCTTCAGGTATGCCACGCTTCTCTTTTGCCATAAAACGGTAAGACAAATCAACTGCACGACCTGTTGCGTGAACACTTAAATCTTTTTTGCCTCGCATCGGGCGATTCACATAACTGCCGTTATTCCAAATCGCAGGATATAAAGCGCACAACTGTTTAATAAAAACTGTTAGACCTTTGCGCTCGCCTTGTGCGAGTCCGTCTTTGTTGCCCGTGTATGGGCGTTTCATTTTTTGATTCGTTTCTTAGCAACAGGTTTGCCATTACCGCCGAAAGCGTCAGAGATTTCTTGAGTTGTCAAATTGCCATCAACAGATGCTTTTGCAAGCCGTTCCGCAACTTGAGCGACAGCCGTGAAGCCTGCAAGTGCTGCCGCTTTCCAAACAGGAATACCGCCAACGATTGCCGAACCTGTAACTATCGCTAGTGCGTTCGCCATAAACAATGCAATCAATCTTTGTGCGATGTCTTGTGCCTTTTTCATAGATCATTCCTTTGAACCAAGTGAGAGAACCGAGTGTATAACAATGCCGATACCTGTAAGCAGTAACGCCTGACGAAATGTTGTGCCAGACAGCGTAATCAAAACAAGCCCTGTGCCAACCCAAGTCCAAGTGTTATCTACAAAATAATCTTTAATCTTTTTCATCTGCTAATCCTTGTAGTCGGCATTGGAAGCATAGTCAAAAGACCGCCAATGGCAACAAGGCTTCTGCGCTGCGAAACAGGGATATTAGAACCATTCGGCACATACTGTTCAAACTGCGAACCGAAAATATCTATAACTTTCTCAAAAGTTTTCTTCACCTTGCTTGGTGCTTCACTCAACACTTCGCTCATCTGCTCAGCCTGCTCAGCCGACAATTCCTCAACCACAACAGATTCAAAGATCTGCTCTGCCTGTTCTTCTGTTATCGCTTCAAGCACTACAGGCGACACTACGAGTTCAACCGCCTGCGACTGCGTGATATTCGTTGTCAAAATCGCCTCAACTATTGCCACCACTTTTTCAGGTTCGGCTTCAGCGATCTCGTCAAGTATCTGCTCAAACACTTCTTCGCTAATTTCGCCCGTTTCAGTAGTTTCTATCTCAATAACACGCTCTAGGATCGCATTAGAGCCTTCTAAATCGTCAATCTGAGGTAAGGGTAGGGTCGTTGCCGAATCGTCTAATACGGTTGAATTAGGAGCGTCTAATAGAGGCTCGCTAGATGTAGTCGTATCAATAGGCTCAAGCAAGGTAGTCTGAACCGATGTTTCTACTTCTATCGGCTCTTGTGTGGTATCTGGCAGGCTGGTCGTGGGGTCTGTGGTTTCTGGTGTGGTTTCTGTTGTCGTGGTCTCGTCTTGTTGCTCAGGTAGAGGCTCGGAAACAGGTGCGGAAGTATTGGGAACAGCAACGGGCTGATCGGTTGTAGAGGTTGTTTGTGTCGGTGTTGAAGGTAATTGAGTCGTTGTGGTCGTTGTGGTGGCAAGGGTTGTCGTGGTATCTGCAACTGATGTGGTTGTGCTTATCTGAACTGGCTCGCTGGTTGTGGTCGTTGATGTGGGAAGGGTTGTCGTAGATGCGCTGGTTGTTGTTTCGGGCAAAGTTGTCGTGGAAGTGGTTGTCGTGGAAGTGGTGCTTGTTGAAGTTGTGGTGGTGGATACGCCGTTCGTAGTGAACGCCGAATCAGGCACAATCGCCCAGCCAGTCTCATTAATGTTCCAAGCCAACATAAAACAAGTGCCACCGCCATTCTCATAAAACCAGCCGTCAAGCGCATAAGACCCAGCAACAAACTGTTCAGAAGTTTCAGCAGACCAAGAACAACTTTTATCATTCCAAGTGCCGAACTCTGTTCCACCGATCTTCACCGTGCCACCATCATCGGCAGCAACCATAAACTTAATCGTCTGATTCTCAGGCACAGCAATAAAGCCCGTGTAATGAACCATAAACATATCTGTAGGGCAATCACCGAACGGTTCACCGTCAAAGTTCCTATTGATGTTGTTCTCTAATTCGCTATAGCAGATCGGATAGGTGTCATCTGATCTTGTTGGCGGTATCTCGCTGATCGTGTAACCGACAGCGTTCAAACCGTAAACAGGTTCAGCGTTTGCTGTTTGTGGAAAAACTGCGAACAAGATTGCTGGTAGCGGTATAAGCCACCTAGTTAAATTGCGACCCACGCTAGTTCTTCTTCGTTCCACTCATACGGATTATCTGGCGAAGCATCGGCAGGTAAAGGTGTTGGCGGTTGCCATTTGTAGTTTGCATCAAGAGTCCACGATGGATACGGTTGTGGTGCGTAAAACAATTCGTTTTCGGCATCATACAAATAACCATCATTGCCGTATTTGTTTTCTACACCCCACTCCATCGGAACCCACAAAGACGCATCACCATAACGCTCAGGATTATCTTCCAAAAACTCTCGTGCAACAACGGCAATACGGGTAACTACACCGTTTTCAACTTTAGCAAATGAGGCTTGCATACATACTCCATTCGTCAAGACGATTACATTTGTCAATCAATTCATCAGATAATTCAACATCAACTGTGCGCCGACTAATTTGTGGGCGAACATCGTGCTGCCCAACAAGATTATAGACATCATCATTTTCTTTATGCGTGTTTATAATTTCATCAAGATTGTGATTAAACGATTCCCAACCACAATGCTCATAGATATGCTTAAGTGTCGTTTGCGTGTCATCAACAAGTTCATCATAAGTTACGAAAATAAACTCGCCGTTGTTGTTTTTTCTTGCCCATTCAACACCAGCAAGCGAACGCATAATCGGCTCACTACCATCATTAAGCAAACCAACTTCTAAATCTTGCCAACCGTTTGCTTTGCGAAGCGACATAAACGAAGCAACAATTTCAACCATCGGTCTAACAAGCACAATCACTTTTGGTGTGTTGTCAAAGTATTGGTTCAGGATTTGCATATTGGCTGGCAAAGTCCAAGACCGACATTTATCAACAACAATCGGTTTTTTTATATCGTTGTAATAAGTGTGTGGTATCGGTGCAACAAGTTGATTTATTAAATCTTTTTTGCTTGCCTTCATCTGTTCAGAATTAATAGCCGATTGTTGCATATCCCACATCAGTTGGCATACCGCCGAATTACCTTCGGCGTGTATCTCAGGATTTTGCGACAAGATACTTGAAAGCAAAGTTGAGCCTGTGCGTGGCAAACCACTAAGCGCAACAAACTGTTTCATCAGACCTTGAATCTGATATAGCAAACACCTGAACCACCAACAGAAGTGCTTGAATTAGTAACACCACCACCACCGCCACCACGATTAGCGGTAGGCGTTGCTGCATTAGTATTTACTGTTCCGTTTGCGCCACCATCTGTTCCTGTTCCAGGACTTGAAGCGTGTGAACCACCACCACCACCAGCAACACGGGTTGTGTTTGCTGATTGACCAAGCCAAGCAGAAATATCTACGCCACTTCCACCATTGCCACCGACACCAGAAGTTCCTGCTTGTCCTACACCGCCCATGCCACCACCACCACCGCCGCCTTGACCAGAAGTGCCCTGTCCTGCGCCACCTGCGTAACCTAAACCTGTCAAAATACTTTCACCAGCAGTCCCTGCTTGTCCGCCAGCACCACCGTTTGCAGCACTAGTTGCACCATGGCTAAATGCACCGCCTTGATACTGTCCGCCACCACCACCGCCGATAGCAGTAACAACACCAGCCAAAGAAGTTATTTTTCCAATTTTGACAAATTGAGTCGTATCGTCACCAGCAGTTCCACCAGCAGCAACATCAATAGCATAAGTAGCAGCATCTAAAAAAACTGTCTGAATAGGGCTGTTGCCTAAAACTTGACCGCCACCACCGCCACCAGCAGGATATCCAGACGAACTACCACCAGCACCACCACCACCGATAAGAAGAACATCAAACAAACCTGCTTGAGAAACAACAAGATTGCTGTCACTTGTAAAAGTTAAAAGAGTGTAAGCCTGAGATGACACCGTGATAGATGAACTCGTACCGCCTGTAGCAACACCATAAGCATTAGCAGACAAAACTGTGCCAGTGTTAGATGAAGAAACATAGCCAAGACGGTTGCGGCTCATACAGTAATCCTGTTCACAAAACCGTGAATCGTAATCACATTCGCTGTGGCAGCAAATGCTCTGACGGTCAAAGCGGTTGCGTTGCCTTTGATTAAAAGTCCAGGTGTTAAGTTTACTAGCCCTGCTTCGGCAAGCACATTGATTTCAATGTTGCCATCAGGTGCAGTTGCTTCACCCCATTCAATAGTTAGTTTGACAGTTGAACCAGAAGTGTTCATAGCATAAAGCCAAACTTCATCAAGGGTGGTTGCTGTAGTTGAACCTGTGTGCAACAAAGTTCCAGCAGTAGCAGTTTGAGCGACTTTGATTGCTTTACCGTCTGTGCTTGCTGAAAGAGTTTGTTTAGTAAATGTTGCCATTATGTTCCTTTAACTAAATATTTGTGTGCCTAAAACTATTTGGTCGCTATCACCAGAAACCGCCGAACTACCACCGCTTCCAAGTGTAGCGATCCAAGTATTTGTTGCCTGCTTCACCAATACTGCTGTTTGAAATTGGGTCATAATAAGCGAAGTTGAAGCAGACGATACTGTAACACCTGCGCCAGCCGTCAAAGTAACAGCACCAGCACCAAGTTGAATAACAACAATCCGAACACCGACAGCGAAAGCAACAGAAGCGTTTGGTGGCACAGTCAAAGTGCTTGCAGAAGCATTTGTCATTGTTACTTGTTTGCCTGCATCAGTTAAAACAAGTGTGTATGAAGTGCCAGTCTGGGCATTTACATCGTCAGACCATACGCTGTCTTGCAGTGTGTTCATTTGTGCTGCGGTAAGCACTTGTGCTGCGGTAAAGGTCTGTCTTGCCATAGTCAGTTAGTGTATCTCAAGCAAGAGCGTTGTCGCCATCAAGCGTGCCGAAAATTGGGTCATCAAGAATCAACTGATACAAAATCTCGGTGTTAAACAAGCCGACAGTAACCCGATGCTCACCAGCCGTAATCAAATGCGTCAGCCGTTCAACCGCATAAAACTCGGTAACAGAAAGAGGCGAACCAGTCGTGTAGGTTCGGGTTACGGTAACAACATCTTGAAGTTCAAGAGCGTTAATAGCGTCACGGTTCGGTGCTGACATAGCCGAAGTAACAAGCCCTAGATCGTCAAAACGATACTGGGGATTCGCATATAGAGCCACCAGATAGTTCGCCAAAGTTAATGCTTCACTGTCTGATTCAAGCAACAAATCGGGTAGGGCATAAGTGGTTATTCCGAACTCTGCTTGTGAAGCAGCATCGTTAGCGATCTGAACCGTTCCGCCTTGAATCGTTGCCTGAATACGGTTATACAAGAACTCTTGCCCGTAAATAACCTCTAATGCCGTATAGGGAATGTTTGTGCCAGCGTCAGAGAACTCGGCTGCGATAGTCGCAAACGAAGCATCAAGACGATCAGTGAAAGTCAGATCACCGTTCGCAGCAATAAAGCAAGCACCCTGTTCACTTGTAGCGATCTGCTGCAGATAAGTTAAAGCGTTCGTGTTTGCATCTATCTGATACGCACCTAATGTTGCTAACCCAGCAGAAATATCTCGTGTAGTTAGAGGGTAATCAATCTCAGGCAAATCCAAAAGATAATTAACTCGTGCGCCCGACAATTCAACCGAAGGAGTGGTGTCAGCCTCAACAACCGTGTTCGCCAATAACACGAAATCATCTGCTGCCGTAATCGTAACCGTGCTTAAGTTGTAATCATAAACAACATCTATATCGGTGATACGACCCGTGAACAGATAGTTTGAACCTGAAGTGATCGTAACTTTACGGCGTGGCACAACACCAGAACGCCCAGCAGCAGTATCCCAATAAGGTGAATCCTCGTTAATCGGGTCAAAGCGTCTATCGTTATTGACTAATTTGATAGCGCATTGTCCTGCGTTAAATTGTGCGAACTGATCTTGTCTGCCACGAGTAATAGAAACTTCTTGACAGTATTCGGTAATGTCCACGCCTTCAAGGTTGCCGTCAAGAACAAACTCGGTGTTATCTAAAACACCTGCTTCGGCATCGTCAAGCACAAAGAAGTTAGTGATGAAACCTACTTCAGCGAGAACAGTAATCTGCTCGCCTGATGCGAGAGTGGTAGCCATTTATGCCACCGTCAAAGGCAAAGCACCGTTCGTTCGCTCGTAACGCTTCAAAGCGTTCACGATCTGTGTGCCGATATCTTTACCATCAGCACCCATACCAGCCGTAACTTGAATGTTGTAAGTGCTACCCATAGAACCTAAACGGTCAAGAGGAATGATCGCCTCTGCGCCTGCTTCACCGACAAGACCGAGCATCGCTTTAGTAACAACACCACCATTAGCGAACACGCCGATACCGCCACCCAACAATTCTTCAAGCGTAGGAACACGAATGTTTTTCAGATCTTCAAAAGTTATTTCACCGAAACCAAAATCAACACCTGTGCCACCAGTAGCCCCACCATTACCTGTAGAGAAATCAGGCACAACAACACCTGTACCAGCAGCAGCATCAGCCTCTGCTTTGGCTTTCTTAGAAATCTTTAAGCCAGCCTCATAACGATCTTTTTCAGCCTCAGTTAGTTTCTCTACAGCCTCAGCCTGACGCTCATAGGCTTCGGTTCGTGCGTCAATAGCATCACGCTGAGCCTTCTCAGCATCAAGCAATTCTTTCAACGCATCTTTATAAGCATCACTACCTTCTTTTGCACCATTAACAACCTCATCAAGTTTCTCTTGCGCAGCAGCCAAAGCCTCAACAGAATCACGCTGAGAATCAGTAGCGTCAGCAACAGACAATTTCGCTTCAGCCAATCTGATCTCGGCTTCACGAATCATCTGTGGCGTTGATTCAGGGTCTTTACGAACATCAATCAAATCTTCTTCTGCTTTTTTAACAGCAAAAATTGCTTGCTCTAAACCGTATTTTGCTCGCTCAGCAGAACGCTCAGCCTTTGATCTTTCTTTCTCGGCATCTTTCGCTTCTTTAGATTCTCTGCCATAACCTTTAGTGATTAGGTTGAAACGCTTTTGTGCTTCTGTTAAGGCTTTAGTTTTCTCTAACAGGCTCTTGTTTGATTCATCTACGCTCTTGTTTGCGTCACGCAACGAACGCTGAGCCTGTGTAACGCCTTTGATTGCGTCAGTGTATTTCTCTAACGCTTTTTTGGCTTTCTCAATAGCCGATTCACCACTACCACCACCAGCACCGCCACCAGTAGGAGGCGTGAATGTAGGTGGTGTGAATACTGGTGCAGTGCCTTGACGCTCAGCATTTTTTACTGCTTGAATCTGACCCAATAATTTAGATACTTCTTTACTGGTTTTATTTGCTGATGTTGTTATACGCCCGAACTCAACTTCGCTTGTGTAAGAAAGTTCAGTTAGTCCAGCACCAAATAAGTTCGCTGCTTTAATCATTATGTTAATGGCAGTAACAAACTTATTTCGGACATTAATAAAATAATTAACGAACTCTTCAACTATTGAAATAGCAAAATTAATTACAGAATGAACTACTTTGCGGAAACCTTCAAACTTTAGATATGCAGCAACAACCGCAACACCTAAAGCAATAACGGCAGCGACAACAATTCCTATTGGGTTAGCAAACAAAGCAGTATTAAAAAGAGTCTGCGAGATCGTGGCAGCAATCGCAATTAAACGCAAAGCCGTAAATGCTGAAACTAAAGCAAGAATAATGTTTGTGAACTTGCCACCATTCTCAATAACATCTAGAAACTTGCCACCAAGAAACTTAAGACCAGCACCGATACCTTGTTCACCGACTATTTCAGCAAATTCTGTCATTACAGGTAAAACTGAGTTTTGAATTACGCCTAACAAAGTTTTATAAACAGGAATTAATGCTGTGCCAAGCGTTGCTTTAACATTTTCAAATTGAGCAGCAAGAGTTCTTTGTGTATTCGCTACACCATCAGCAGTTCGGGCATAATCACCTTGAGCGAGGCTTGTATCCTTTAAGATAAGCGCATAAGCAGCCTGACTTTTAGCATTGATGTCTAGATTACCTTTGCCGTTATACAAGCCAAGATTCATCGCTTCTTGTTTCAAACGAGCATCATTAAGTGCTACACCAAATCGTTTTAACGGTTCTGTTTCGCCCGAAAGACCTGAACGAAGTGCTTGAATAGCATCTTCAACGCTCGTGTTATTAAACGAAGCAAGATCGCCAGCCAACTGAACAAGTGTCGTGGACATCTCTACTGCTTGTGGTTGAGCGACACCGAACGCTTGTAACAAGTTCCCGTAAGTGCCTGCTGCCTCTAACGCAGCCTGTTTAGATATACCCATTGATTTCGCAGCCGTTGAAGCAAAATCGCTTACTGCTTTAGATGATTGACCGAAAACGACATTAACTTTTGATTGAGATTCTTCAAGATTAGAAGCAGCATCAATAAGTTGTTTGCCCACAACTCCAGCAACAACACCAGCGACAGCACCGAACTTCGCTAAATTTTTTATACCATTAGTAACAGCCTTGTCAAAAGTGCGTAAACCAAAAGTTGCTTTATTGCCTGCACCTTCAAGTTTCTTGAAATCGCTGATTGCTTTTTTTATGCCTTTAGAGTCAAAATCAGAGACTATATTTACGCCAACTGCCATAGTGATACCTTACTTTTGATTGCTCATAATTGCTTTAGTTGTATAAGCATCAACCTGTTTAATAACTTCTAAAATGTCTGCTTCAATCATTCCTTCGTTTGCTTTGATTGCACCGTACAATATACGAGAACGACCACCATCACCTGTTGATTTGATTCGTTTATGTTTGTCAAGATTTGCAATAAACTTTTGACCTGCTGTAGCACTAGCACCTCTAGCACCAGCAGTTACCGAACCAGCAATATCATATACCGAACCGCCAGCGTCATCTTGTTGAATACGCAAGATCACACTTGCTCTAGTGCCTCCACGGATAGAACCTGAACCTGCTTTGGGTTTCACATTTGCTTTTGCTTTAGAACCTAAATATGGGGGCAGGCGTGATTTTGTTGAAAGTCTCGCACCAGAGGTATGCCAATTCAATAAAGGTTCATCAGGGAACTTACTGCCAACAAGTTGCGCTAATGGTTGCGCCTTCATTACTAAGTCTCTACGCAGAGATTTATATAACTCTGCCTCATAGTTTTTCAAATAGTAAAGCGTTTCACTTATACCATAAAACTTTGCTTGTAATGCCATAGGCGCACATCATACAACTATCTGCGTTTACGATTCGCCTGTTTAACAAGCCATCGCTGATACGCCAACATCGTGTCCAACATTTCTTCACTCTCATTTAGAAGCAAAGATGGCGCAATATGATACTCGTGCGCTAGGTGAGCGATCAGCCAATGCGCTGAATCGTCACCGAACTTTATTCTTTTGGGGAATCACCTTCATCTGCTGGTGTAACTTGTGCGACTGTCGCAATCCAATCAGGGTCAAACTTCAGTTTAGTTTTTTGTCTGTGTGTGAGAGCAGACCAAGCAAGCCAAGCAAGATCCGTCAAACGCATTTCTGTTTCTAGGCGAACCACGCTTCTTTGCCAAGTGCGTTCAAAGCCAACGAAGTCAGCGAACACTGCTTCAACAGGCTCAATCGTGCCGTCTAGATATTCAACTTTTAACGCAATTTTCATTGTGATCTCCTTCTAGTTTATTTGTTTAGATCAAGAACCAGTTGATTTTGTTAAAACTCCACCAGTAAAACTAAGACTTGTCATCGCCAATTCACCAACGGCTGCTGCCACAGGTGTGTGGCTTGCGAGGAAGCACCCCGTCAAAGTGTATGAAGGGTTTGTTGAACTGATAGCCCCCGATGCAGGCGTGATAACTACAGTTGTAGTCGTGCCAACAAGAGGATAGATCGTTGCTTCGGTTTCTGTTGCTGCGAAGTCTTGCATAAATTCAATGTCGCAAGAATTGTTTTGCAACCCACCAACAAACTTGTGCCCGACCGAACCGAACGCTGTTACTTCAACGCTGTCCACCTCATAATTCAAAGTAACTGAATTGGCTCTATCGCTCAATACAACTGCGTTCACAGTGATTGTTGCGTCTGTCAAAACTAATGATGCCATAACTATTTATCGCTTTCTTTTGGTTCTTGTTTAGAAACTTTAACATTAACTTCAGCCAAATGTCCACCGTCAAGCAGAGCATCAAGGTTAAAACCTTCAAGATCATCACCAGAAATAGTTGCACCTTGTTTCCCTAACGCACACTTGTCTGTCATCACTTTGTAGTTTGCCATTTGTTGTCCTATCCGTGAACTGTTACTTGGAACTGTATCTGTAAAAACTCTGCGTCAGCAGAACTTAAACTCGTAATGTTCGCACCCGATGGTAGCACCAAAGTTTGGCACACGCCACCAAGTGTCTTGTCGCCTTCAATCGCTGCACGAACACTTTTCGCACCTGAATATGAAAGATAATCGTCAAGAATCGCAAACGAATTACGATCAACATATCTGCCGACAATCACATTCACAGTCCAATCCATAACGACATCGCCACCAGCGAACGCCCTGTGATACTCAATCCGATTCAATGTCGGGAACGCAAACGGTGGGTTCAGTTGCTCAGGTTGATACGCCGAAGTGCGAAGCCCAGAGATCGTAGCGAGGCGTGTAGCAAGCCCTGTAGCGACCTGAGAAACGGTAGCAGGCATCAGGCGATACCGAAACGGCGATACTGCGACAACAAATCACGCACATCAGGATCAACAGCCCGAACAGTGATCGCCATATCAGCGAAACCGACTACGCCAAGCGCAGCATTAAGCCGAGCAAACTGACGCATAGAAAGCAAGATACACGCTTGATTCACATCGTCAGGGATACTTTCCCAACCCCATTGAGCCGTAACTTGAACAGTCTCAAAAGACGGCGTTACATATAAAGGGAATGTTGCGCCACCGACCATACGAGCAGATTCATATGGGCGTGTGTAGATCGGCACATTTCTTGGCTGTAACACATAGTCCACGCCTTGCGTCAAAGTCGTAGCATAAGTTCCGTTACCAGTTGAATCAATCTTGATTGTTACACTCGTGTTCGCTACATCTCTGCCGAAATCTAAAAGATATTCGTTGTATGGATACATCGGCACAGCAGTCTGTGAAGTCTTATAAAAAAACCTGCCACAGTAGCCATCAATGCGCCGAGAAGCAGACTCAATAGCGTTCTCTAAAAGTGCGTCATCGGTGCTGTCAGTAATTCTAAGAGCCGATTTCAATTCTGCCAAAGTGCAGTAACCATTAACGATTGCCATTAGTTATACTTTCTTTTTCTTGCCACGCTTTGACACAGCCTTTTCAACTTCAGGCTCAACCGAAGTAACCTCAACTTCAGGCACATATTTGTTATCAAAACCAAGTTCACGCAACGCAGCATCAACCGCTTTAACACGATCTTTCAAACCTCTGCGTTCATAGCCTGCTCGCTCTGCGAGAAGTGCGTCAATCATTTTGCTCATATAGACCCCATAAATAGTTGAAGGTTGCTGATACCCCGAAGGATACCAGCAACCTTACAACAATTCAGTTTCAACAACCTTAGAAGGTTGGTGTTACCAATCCAGTTCCGCCAACAAGAGCGAAAGCATTTGGGTAACGATTTGCGGTGAACGCACTGTAACCGTAAACGATCATTGTGAGATCAAGTTCGGCTGCTTTTGGTTGCTCAAAGCGAAGCATCATCGGTTCGCCTGCACCCTGTTCCCACAAGTGGGCTTCTTGGGTGTTGCCGAGAATGATGACATCTTCGTTTGAACCTGCACCATTTGTTGTGATGACATTCGCATCTGTGATGACAGGCAAACCAAGAATGGTGTAGCCCGAGTTGCCATACACAGGTGCGCCGTTGCCCGAAGCAAATGCTGGCTGACCGTTGAAGTTCGGCACAGGCACAGCAAGTGGTCGGTTCTGACCATCAACAGCAGCCAAGATGAAAGCAAGACGGCGTGGGTGCATCAGAATAAAGTTCGGACCAGCAAAGAAGTTGGTCTGAATACGCTGAACACAGTCAGCCAACTTCGGATACAACTCGGCAACCGTTGGCGAAGCGTCAGTGTAAGTAACGACCTGTGTAATCACATTGGTTAGTGATGTTGCACTTGTTGTTACGAACAGACTGTCAAGGTTTGTGTGGTATGCGCTAACAAGGTCAGCCATTACAAGACTGTCAATGTTTGTGCCACGCTCAATCGCTTGACGGCTGACATTCTGCTGACCTGCAACGGTAACAACCGAAACATCAAGTTTCGTGTCGTCCATATTGGTTTCTTGAACGGCTGCGCCTTCAGATTGAACTGCTGTCGCTGAACCAGTTGTTACCTTTGAGATTGAGATTACCAATCCTGAATCTGGCAACTGATGCTTACGAGCAACATCAAGGAACGGGCGACCTGCACGAGCGAACGGTGCTGCAAGTTCAGTCAAGAACTGTGGCACGATCAAACCTGCAAAGTTGCTGCTCGTTACATCACGGCGTTCAATCTTTTCCTCGTTCATATGACGAGCAAGACGCTGTTGTGCTGAGTAATCGTTGTTGAATTGTGCTGCGTAAGCGTCACGAATGAACGATGATTCTGCTTGTGGCGAGTAGGTGCGAGCCTCAGACTTTACGACTGAGCCACCAACTGCAACATCAAACTTCTTTTCTTTGCGAAGTTCTGCTGCTTCTGCTGAACGCTTTTCAAGTTCAGAGTGCTTTTCAATTTGTTCATCAAGTGAACGAACCTCAGCGAGTGATGCTGTGATATCTGCATCTTCTTCAACTGTAAGTTCTCGTGCGTCTGCTTGTGCTGCCGAAACGATTGCTTCAGCCTTTGCAAGTGCAGCGTCACGCTTTTCAATGAGTGTTGCGCTAAATGACATAGTGACCTCCAATGGTCAATCGGTTTATGTTTTGTCCGAGTGATAAAACCAGTGACCTAATTGGTCGGCTGTTTAACGGCTGCGTAACTTCTCAACTGCGATCTGCGATTTACGCAAAAGCAATTTTGAAGTCGGTGCGATAGTAACAGGTGTGGAAGCGTTACGCAACTCGGCAACTGTTTCCTCATACGCAGGGAAAGTAACCACGCTCACATCAAACAACTGAACCTCACGAAGTTCACGAACCGAACGATCATCTGACCAATTATCTTTAATTGTGCGGAAAGCAAAACTCATCTGCGAAAGATCGCCTCGCTTCATCGCTGAGATGATTCGTGCAGCGTCAGGGTTACTTGGGTCAAGGTCTGCTTCAACACGCAAGCCACGCTCATCTTCTTCCAAGACGAGTGTTCCAGATTTTGTTCTAGCCAACGGAACTCCCTCGTGATCAATCAACAAGCGAACATCTGCGCCATCGTTAATCGTTTTGCTGAACGCACCACGCTTTACATATTCAACGAATGGCATTGGCTCTGATGGCGAATCAAACACCGAAGCGTAACCAATCAAAGTGTTTCCATCACCTTCGGCACGAACTTCAAGATTGCTGTATGCGATAGTTCTTTTCTCGTCAATCGGTTTTGCAATCCAGTTAAATGTTTCGCTCATAGTTACCTCACATTAGTTTATATTATTTGTTTTCGCTACTGCTTGAATACTTCGGGTGTGAAGGTTTGAGCAGATCGTTGTCGGTTATATATTTTGGGTTCGCTGGCGCACCTGTTCGGCACAGGAACAAAAATGCGTTCACTCTTGCCATAGCCCACTGCGCTCTGCCAATTCCAGGTCTGTGTGATGTTGAGAAAGCACCTGCGCCACGCCGATATACCGACTTGACTGCACCCAAAGATGTGCGAGTCCAATCAGGTCGGTTGCGTTCCTTCATCTTCTCATTATGTTCTTTCACTTTGTTTTCAAGTGCTTTGTTTGTTGCTTCGTTAAGAACTATGCCACCTGTTTTGCCTTGTGCTGAACCTTCAGGGTTCTTTTCGCTGCCTGTGATCTGATCTTTCTTCGGTGCAGGCGCACGGGTTTCATTCTCTAACTGGCTGACGATTCGTTCTGCGTATGCTTGCGCCCGTCTTGCGCTCGCCTTGCTTGAACCGCCACCCCACAACAACATAGCGACAAGTCCAGCAGTTATTTCATCGCCTTGAACTGCGTCAAGATCAACAATGTGCCGAGCGATCCACGGCGATATTTTGCGCCATTTGTTTTCGCTTAATGGTTCACCGTTAGCCATACGGCGAGCATCAGCGACAGTTGCAGGCACAAGTCCATCACCTGATTCGCCTTGTTCGTGTAAAGCGAGTCCACGCTTGGCAGATGCTCTCATAAAAGCAGGCGCAACTAGATTCACTGCCCTGTATTCCTCATCATCTTCCATCTCGCTTGTATCCATCGGCTCATCTTCATCTTCTTCTTCATCGGCTTCGTAAGTCATTTTCGCTTGTAACAAAAGATTGATCGCCTCATCAATCGCAGCAACCATCTGTTCATTTCGTTCGCTTCGCTCATCTGCTGTAGCGATATTTAATGCGGTCATCTGATCTACTGCTTCTTGATGTGTTGCGTGACAGCCACCATCTACAGGAATCATTGAACCGACCTTGACTACGGCGTGTCCGTCACAACCTGTGGCGTTCATAATTACTTCATACGGCATAACTAATCCGAATCTGGTAACAGAACACGAACATCATCTGTTTTATTTGTATCGCAAATAGCCCACAACGATTCGCCAAGAGGAACATCTATGTGGATTGGTGCGCTGTGCTTGGCAAGTTGTAAACCTGTAGCAAAAGTGACGCTGCTATTTCCGACTGCGATTGATTCGTTGCCGACAATGTTGATATAGGCGACACGGTTGATGTTGTCTGCTGCGATAAGTTGCCCTGCTGTTGCTGTGACAGTTACTTTGTATGAGCGCATAGTTTCTACTTTTCTGGTGGCAAAGCATCTGTGCCAACAATAGGTGTGGTTGAAGGCGCAACGAACTGATCGCCACCCTCATACGGTTCACGATTTTCTATCTCTCGTGCCTCGTTCGGTGTCAATGTGCCAGACAAGATTTGAGTTTGTTGTGCCTTAACACGAGTCATTAGATCGGCTCGCAAGAACTCTGACGCATTGAAACGAACTTGTTGTGTTAATGGCAGCATTTCGCTGAACGCTGTTTCTAATCTGCGAACCCAACCAAGAAGCGTGTATTGATAGAACGCCGAACCAACCGCTTCAAGGTTCTGATATGTCTGGCTGTCTCCACCTGTGCCAATAATCAAGTGAAGCGGTATGCGATACACACGGGCGATATCTCGCACGATTGATTCTTTGTGTTCTAACATTTGCATATCGGCTGCGCTAGTTGTTATTGGTCGCCATTTCAAACCGCCTTGCAGAACGGCAGGCTTGCGATGTTTGTAATGTGCTTCTTCCCACGAGTCACGAATCTGTCGTGCCTGATCTGGTGTTAGCGCACCATCTGTTTCTAAAACTGATGACGGTGTTGCGCCTTCGCCGTAGAACTGTGCCAAGAATCTGTCCATCGCTAGACCCATTCCGATTGTGTTTCGCATTGTTTCAATCGGTGAAACGCCTCGCACTTGATTAGGCAAGATTAGCCAGTGAATGGCACGAATGTCCTTGCTTGTGTATTGAACTTTGCCGAGATCATAAATTGTGTCTGTGTCTGCGTAAACAATTTTTTTGATTGCGTGTGGGTGAATGTTCCGCATCTCTACAGGCAAACCGTTCGCACCTTTAGGCGCATAAATATAAGCGTTGCCGTGCAAAGCAAGAGTCGCCATAGTTTGATGAACGAACTCAAACATATTCTGTCTATCGTTCGGGCGTTGCAGAACTGAAGGTGTGGGCAGTTTCTCTATGCGACCTCCACGAGTGCGAGTAAGTTCAAGAGGCATCGCAGCGATAGAGTCAGCCAAAATAGTTACAGCAGACAGAACCGCACTATGAGCGAACGCAGTTAGTTCGGTAACGATCTCGCCTGTGTAGTTCGGGTAATAAGGGCGAGCAGTTATTTGATACGGGTCAATAGAAGTCGGCAAGGCTCGCTGTTCAGACCTGCGAAACAAACTCATACTGCTAGACCTCCAGCAACAATCAAAAGAACTCCAGCAACAATAACACTAATCGGAACACTAAACGCCG